CGTCCTCCGGATTAACTGGAGATAGAGATGGTCGTTAACATTGTTCCCATGCACCTCATTCCCGCTGGTGTCCAAGTGGACATCATTGGACCAATGATGAGCTGTGAAAATGCCGACATCCTTTCTCAGTTTATCCAGGAGAACGACTTCGTGTTGGAGCTGACGATCAACCCGATCGCCGGTAACAATGCTCCTCCACAGGAACCGCCCGCTCCATAAGGAACTGCGCTTATGGCATATCCCATTGTGGATTTACCGGTCGAAGACACGGTAGGCCCGGGTGGTAGAAGAGTACGTTGGAGAACGAGGCAGGCAAAGCCCTATAATTTGCCTACAACTTATCTCAATCTCCTTCGTACTGCAAACGGTACTGGTGACTACAACTATGTCAATTCTGGCACGGTTGGAGCTAACTGGTATACCGTTCCTTCGTCTATGGACATGGGCTCCATAGTCGTAAATACCGCGATCCAGAAAGCGCGTGAGCGCTTTGTGAATCGGGTGAGAGATAGGGCTGCATGGGCTGTCAACATCGCGGAGCGCGAACAAGCTATAAGCATGATCGCGCAACGTGGTATCCAGCTCTTTCAGTTCTGTCAAGCTCTCCGAAAGGGGAACTTTAAGAAGGCCGCGGGTCTTTTAGGTACTAGAGAGTTGCAGACCGTCCGAAAAGCTTCTAAGTCGTTCTCAAAGAACTTCTTGGAGTGGCATTTCGGGTGGTCCCCGCTACTCGATGATATCTATACCTCCTGCGACATTCTGTCGAAACCCTTTAGGCCTCACAAGGCCACTGGGTCTGCGACGGAAAGCCTCGAATTTCCTACTGGGGGGTCTTCCCCAAATCAGTGGAAAGACGTGGGTAAGGTGAATATTCGAGCTTCTGCTCGAGTCTCAGCTTACATTCGGGTTACCAATCCGAATCTTAATCTTCTTGCTCAAATGGGACTCACGAACCCAGCAGTTGTCCTGTGGGAACTTGTTCCCTTTAGCTTTGTTGTAGATTGGTTCGTTAACGTGTCCGAGTTTCTCGGACAATTTGACGAGTTTATCGGGCTTGCGCTCGATGAACCCTACCACTCAGCTAAGATCGACGCAAATTCCTCTCTTACTGGATATACTTGGTCATGGATTCCTGGTACTGACAATCCTGCTCAGTACTATTGGAAAGCTCATGGTACAATTACGTCCAATTTGGCTGAATTTCTTCGACTCCGGGGCTTGCCATCCATTGAGTTGGCAATTAATCACGGGAAAATACTTAGTATCTCCCGTGCCGTGACGGCTATCTCACTTCTAATTCAGAAGGGGATCCGCGCTTAGCCAGCGTTTCTGTGTCCAAAAGGAGGCCATTTTGGCCGCTCTTGCGAACCTTTCCCTGTTCAAAGCAGATGGAACAACCACCATCACGTGGACTGGGCTTCAGCCCAGCAGTGGTGATGGAACCGCCGCAGTGTGGAAATCGTTGACGATCGGCAATGCCCAAGCGCATCAACCGGAGCTTCGGCTCTCGGCGCGCGAAGGCAATTCCGGCAGTTCGCGTGTTCTCCGTGTTACGGCCCAGTACCCGCAGATCCAAACCGACTCAACGACCGGGATTACCTCGGTTGTCAGGAAGGCGCGGTACGCGGCGGAGTTTGTCTTTGAAAAAGACATGCCTCAAACTGACGTCGACGAGTTTGTTACCCAGGTAACTGGGGCGCAAGCTACGACGGCGTTTCGGTCGTATCTGAAGTCCGGATACTCCGCGACCTAAGGTCGCTTTCTTCGGTCTCTTCTCTGGAGAACTTCTCATGACACCTGAGGTGCTTGAGATAGCGGACAGCCTCATGGCCGCGCTCGATTGTCCCCGTGCTCTTTCGGTTGTAATACTGATGAGGCACGGTGAGTGGTTACAGCTCGCAGAGCTAACCACGAACCCCCATGACTATCTTGACGCAGAGTGCTACCTTCGGGCAGCACAGGCTTCGGACTTCCTTAGGAAGTATCCGGAGCTACCCATCAACGTCAAGCGCGACGAAGTCGCGCTCGACGCTTGGTGGGTTGCAGAAAAGATGTGCTTTGTTACCAATTCTCGTCTCAACGAGCTCGGAGACTTTGGAACCCTTCTCGGGGTTCCTTCTCCTGAGCCGATTCTCTCCCTTTTGGGGAGAATTCGTAAAATCGTCTGGCGAATTGTTGGTACGCGGCCTCCCGACGAGCTTGAAGCTCGCTTTGGCCCTGGGGCGACAATCAGTGATCGTTCGACACATTCCACGGTGCCGGACAAAATCACTTCTACTCCCACTTTGACGCGAGGAGCGGAACCGATTCTTGTTGACTGGTCGTCAACGAGTTGGTCCCGTGCCGTAAGGCACCTCGGAAAAGGACTTGAGTACGTGAAGGGGAATCACTTCTTCACTGTGCCCAAGGACGCCCTTAAAGATCGCTCCTGTGGAAAGGAGCCTTCTTTGAATGTTGCATTCCAGCTGGCCCTCGGGTCAGCTTTAAGAAGGCGACTACGGCGTTTCGGTTATGACTTAGATCGTCTACAGGATTCCCATCGGGCTTACGCCCGAAAGTTTTCCTTTGACGGTTCTCATGTCACAATCGATCTCTCTTCTGCCAGCGACTGTGTGTCAACTTCCCTCGTCAGGTTGTTGATGCCCCCCGAATGGTATGCTAAGCTCGATAGCCTCCGCTCTCCTATGACTCGCGTCAAGGGTAAGTGGGTTAGGCTTGAAAAGTTTAGCTCCATGGGGAACGGGTTTACATTTGAGCTGGAAACCGTGATCTTTCTCTCTATCTGTTTGGCAATCTGTGAAGATTGTTGTGCAGATGAGGTGGTCTCGGTTTTTGGAGATGATATAATCGTCCCCACTCGCCATGCAACAGATGTAATCGCCGGCCTTAGATTCTTCGGTTTTAAGGTGAACAGTCGAAAGACGTTCATCACCGGAGCGTTTAGGGAGTCTTGCGGTGGGGACTTCTTTATGGGAATGGGGGTTCGCCCCTATTTCTTGAAAGATGTCCTCAATGAGCCGCAAGACTTTGTCGCCCTCGCAAATGGTCTACGTAGAATGGCGATGCAATTTCCGGAGTCCTTATGGCCTCGCATTGTGCGTGTATGGTTTCGGATTCTTGATCGAATTCCTAATCAAATACGCACCTGCAGAGGTCCAGAGGTCCTCGGAGACATCGTCATCCACGATGACCAAGAGCGGTGGTCTACCCGCTGGCGCAGTAGCATACGGTATCTCAGGTGTTACCGACCGGCGACGTACTCATACGTTCGCTGGGAAGGTTTCGCTTACGAGGTGCAATATGCAGCTGCTCTCTACGGTGTTGTCCTCGCTGGGCCACTAGCCTCCAAAGGCCATGGTTCCTACCTCATCCCTCGGGATGGAGTGAGAGGATACAAAGTAGGGTGGACGCCCTTTTCGTAAGTAAGGGGCGGTTAATCTCCTATAAGTTTGGAGGTTAAAGTACCTTCGTAAGAAGGATGGGGGGAGTCTCTGACTCCTATAAAGAGAAAAAAGCG